TGCAGGATTAACATTCACAGCAATTACTTCTCCATTTACTGCATCATTATCTGGTGGTGCTGATGGTACAATTGGTAACTCAGATATCATTTCTGCATACAATAATTTTGAAAATCCAGACTCAGTAGATATTGGTCTAGTTATTTCTGGTCCAGGAAATCAAACAACAGTAACTTCATTAATTTCTTTAGTTGAAAGTCGTGCTGATTGTGTACTATTCATTTCACCAGAAAAATCAGATTGCGTAGATAATGCTGGAGATGAAGTAACAGACATCGTAGCATATCGTGATGTATTAACATCGTCATCATATGTTGTAATGGATTCTGGTTGGAAATATCAGTACGATAAGTACAATGACGTATATCGTTGGGTACCTTTAAATGGTGACGTTGCTGGTTTATGTGCTCGCACAGATGCTGAACGTGATCCATGGTTCTCACCAGGCGGTTTCAATCGTGGTCAAATCCGTAACAGCATCAAGTTATCTTGGAATCCAACACAATCAGAACGTGATGATCTATACGTTAAAGGTGTAAATCCAGTGGTTACATTCTCTGGAGAAGGTACAGTTTTGTTTGGAGACAAAACATTATTGTCTAAACCATCTGCGTTTGATAGAATTAACGTTCGCCGTTTATTCATCGCATTAGAAAAAACAGTTTCCCGTGCATCTCGTTCATCTCTGTTTGAATTTAACGATCAATTTACAAGAGCACAATTTGTTTCTATTGTAGAACCATACTTACGTGATGTAAAAGGTCGTCGTGGTATTACTGATTACCGTGTGGTTTGTGATGAAACAAATAACACTGCTGAAGTAATTGATCGTAATGAATTTGTAGGTGACATCTATATTAAACCAGCACGTTCAATTAACTTTATCCGTCTGAACTTTGTTGCAGTACGTACCGGTGTAAGTTTTGAAGAAATTGTTGGAAGAGTCTAATAAATAAAAAACAAACAGGAGATAATAAATGGCATTTTCAGTAAATGAATTCCGCTCTCAACTTGCAGGTGACGGAGCTCGTCCGAATCTGTTTGAGGTTAGTATGCCTTTTCCAATTTTTTCTAGTCCAGCAAACGCACAAAGTAAATTAACATTTATGTGTAAGACTGCACAGTTACCAGGTTCTACTATTGGAACTGTGCCAGTTCAATACTTTGGTCGTGAATTAAAATTTGCAGGGAATAGACAATTTACGGATTGGACAGTTACAGTTATTAATGATGAAGATTTTATAATTCGTAATGCATTCGAGAGATGGATGAACGCAATCAATGGTCATGCAACTAATATTAGAAACCCAGCTGCTTTACTAGTCGGTTCTTATTCAGTAGATGCAACCGTAACACAGTTTGGCAAAAAAGGAAATAATATTAAAGATTATCGTTTTGTCGGCTGTTTCCCAACTGATATTACTCCAATCGATTTAGATTGGGGATCAAATGATGCTATCGAAGAATTTTCGGTAACACTCGCATATCAGTGGTGGGAATCAATTGACGATGGTGTTGTTTAATGAGGGATAGGGGGAAACCCCTATTCCATTTTTATAGAATGAGAGGCACCTAAAATAGCTATTAAATTATTCGGATTCACATTAGGGAAACCAGACATTGTTCAGGATCAAAGACCTGAGCAACCGACGTTTACCCTACCTACTGCTGCGCTCGATGATGGCGCAGTCACTATTACTTCCAATGCTTATTACGGTACATACGTCGATTTAGAAGGCGCAGTACGTAATGAGTTGGAGCTTATCACACGTTATCGTGAAATGTCTAATCATCCAGAATGTGAAATGGCAATTGATGAAATTGTCAATGAAGCAATATCACATAGTCTTGATGGACAAGTTGTTGACGTAATCACAGATAATGTTTCACAACCAGATTCAATCAAAAAGAAAATTAGAGAAGAATTTAAAACAGTTCTTTCTATGTTAAACTTTAATAATTTGGCTGATGACTTATTCAAACGTTGGTATATTGATGGTAGATTGTATTACCACGTTGTAGTTGATGAGAAGAATCCAAAAGAAGGTGTAAAAGAATTACGTTACATTGATCCACGTAAGATTCGTAAAGTCAGAGAGATTGCAAAAGAACGTGATCCAAAAACTGGCGCAATGATTATTAAATCTATTGCCGAATATTATGTGTATAATGATCGTGGTTCATCTACACAAACGTATACCGCACAAGTAAATAACGGTGTTCGTATTGCACCAGAATCTGTTATCAATGTCAATTCAGGATTAACAGATGCAAAGAATACATTTGTAATTTCTTATTTGCACAAAGCAATCAAGCCTCTTAATCAACTTAGAATGGTTGAAGATGCGATTGTTATCTATCGTATATCACGAGCACCAGAACGTCGAGTATTCTATATTGACGTAGGTAATTTACCTAAAGGTAAAGCAGAACAGTATCTACGTGACGTTATGGTTAAGTATCGTAACAAAATGGTCTATGATGCTAACACTGGTGAACTACGTGATGATCGTAAACATCTTTCCATGTTAGAAGATTTCTGGTTACCTCGTCGTGAAGGTGGTAAAGGTACAGAGATTACTACTCTACCTGCAGGACAGAATCTTGGCGAATTAGAAGATGTAAAGTATTTTCAAAAGAAATTACTACAATCTTTAAATGTACCATACTCTAGATTAGAACCACAACAAGGTGGTATGATTGGCCTTGGTCGTGTATCAGAAGTTAATAGAGATGAAGTTAAGTTCTCTAAGTTTGTTTCCAGACTACGTAATAAATTCACACAAATATTTGATGATGCATTACGAATTCAACTTGTGTTAAAAGGTATATGTACACTAGAAGAATGGGAACAAATTAAAGACGAAATAGTTTATGATTTTAAACGTGACAATGATTACATTGAAATGCGTGATGCAGAAGTTTTGCGTGAAAGATTAAACTTAGCCGTTACGGTTGATCCGTTTGTTGGTAAATATTATTCAGTTGAATGGATTAAGAAAAATATTCTTAGACAATCTGAAGAAGATATTGAGATGATGCAGGAACAGATGGACGCAGAACAATCTGGTCCTATGTTAGCACCACCTCCTGAAATGCCACCAGAAGATAATGTACAAGATAATAGTGACATGGAATCACCAACACCTCAACTTGATACTGAGGTAGATAAATATGGTACAAAATAAATAAGGAGTTATTATGGAAAATGTAAGAAATTTTATTGATTTAGTTTCATTAGGTGATAACGTTGCGGCAAAAGAAGAATTAGATAAAATTCTTTCGCAAAAATCTTTTGATGCTTTAGATTCACGTAAACAAAATATTGCTGGTGCAATTTTTGGTACTACAGAAGAACCAGAAGGTGTGGAAGATAATTTAGATTCTGCTGTTGCAGAAATTGATAATGAAGTAACAGACGATATTGCCTAATGAAATCGTTATTGGAATTTAAACATGTAGTTGAGGAAGAGAAGAAAGACTATTCAAAGTTTGATTCTCTAATACGTGCTGGGTTGGCAAACAAAGCACAGATTCAACGCATCCATCGTATCATGGATAAAATGGGTGAGGAAAATCCTCAATTTAATAATGCCGATAAAGAGATTATGCGTAATCTTTTTAATAGAATGGCAGATTTAATTTCTAATAATAAACAGATTTTTACACAGGCTCGTAAAGTAGTTAAAGAAGAATTAAATGAAGGTGTTTTAGACTCTGCTGATTTTAAAGTTAATGCTGCAGGTAAAAAATATAAAGCACATAAAATTTATGTTGGCCGTGACAAGTTTCAAAGACAAGATACTATTAATAAAGAAATAGGTCAGGATAAACAAATTACAGAAGAACCTTTAAGATTAAATTTAAAGGATCCTCCTTTTGTATTAGTTTTAAAAAGAGAAGCAATACGTGTTTATCCAGATGGTACTAAAGTTGCTTTGTACTATAATCGTTTATTGGATAAACATTTTAGTGTACCTTACGGACCAGGAATTGATTCACCACTACAAGCAGAAGAAGTACAGATGACTGTATTGGAATCGTTGCAGTACATTGCAGAATCAACTGAAACTAATATTATTAATTTTGAATCAGACAGTCGTTCTGTTAGTCCACAAATGGCAAAAAACATATTAAAACTTTATGGTAGTTTAAGTGAAGAAAATAAAAATAAGATGGAACAAAATTTAAACGATTCAATTATGTTTGATAAGTTCCATGAATTTTCATTAAGAATAGAATGAATATAATAGACTCTATTGTTAATGGCGATTCTACCAAGTTTAAAGAATTGGTGTATGAGCAATTGTTTGCCATACTAGATCGTAAACTTGATGAACAAAAAAATAAAATTGCAAGTGAATCTTTTAATTATGAATTAGAAGAACTAGAAGAAGCTACCACTACAAACATTGTTAGATCAGGTAGAATACAAAAAATTCGCCGTCGTATTCGCCGTAATAAAAAAGGTAGAATAGTATTACAAAAAAATGTTCGTAGATCCGGTGTAAAAGGTTATAAGATTTCTGGTAATACAGTTAAGAGAATTCCAGCTTCAGCAAGAATTCACAAGGCCAGAATGTTAAAAAGATATTGGAAAACAAAAGGTCGTGCGAAATTAAGACGTACTTTGATAAAAAGAAAAATGTCTATACGCAGACGTAAATCAATGGGGATAAGATAAAATGCCATTAGAAATTATAAACTCGTTAAGAGGAACATCAATAGTTAGAGCTACCGGACCAGGTGCTTATACTGTTGCGCTTACGGATTTAAGAAAAAATCCAACGACAGAAACAATAACGGATGCTAGTATTCGTAGAATGATGTGGTCTACTAACGGTAATATTTCTATCGTTCGTAATAGTGTAGAAATGGCTACTGTTCATAACGCAGGTGAAATGCGCTTTGATGACTATTCTTATTCTCTTGCAAACAATAACACACAAAGTATTGTGATTACGATTGCAACAGGTGGAACGATTGTTATGGAACTGTCTAAACAAGCAACATACAATGTTGATCCAACAACAGGAGTTACACTATAATGAAATTAATTACCGAAATGTTTGATGATGTAAAGTATCTAACAGAGAAAACCGAAAACGGTAAAAAGAATTTGTACATTGAAGGTATATTTTTGGTTGGCGATGCAGTCAATAAGAATAATCGTATGTACAAAATGGATACTTTACGTAATGAAGTTAATCGTTACACAGAAGAATTTATTAAAACAAACCGTGCGTTAGGAGAGTTAGGTCATCCAGACACTCCTACATTAAACCTAGAAAGAGTATCTCATAAGATCGTAAGTCTTAAAGAA